GCAGCGGTCGGCCAGACCGGCGGCGACCACGTTCTTGGCGACCCAGCGCGCGGCATACGCGGCGGAGCGGTCAACCTTGGTGCAGTCCTTTCCGCTAAAGGCACCGCCGCCGTGACGACCGTAGCCGCCGTAGGTGTCGATGACGGCGGACTCGTCGCCGAACTCGATCTTGCCGTAGGGCAGGTGTTCGCCTTCCTTGGCCTGTTTCTGTACGGTCGTGGTGTCGGTCTTGAGCACGAGGTAACTCATGCTCATGCCCTCGGCCGGCAACGCCTCGTGGGTGAGCAAGGTCGCCACCTTGCGTTTCTGTTCGATGATGCGTATGCGGTCGGCTATCCATGTGGGCTGCGGGTCGGTGGCGGAGACGGTCGCGCCGGTGTAGTCGCGTTCGAGCAGCGTGCGGTAGGCGTCGCGCGCCGCCTCGGCCTTGCCTTGGTCGTCGGACACGAGCGCCTTGAGCAGGTCGCCCTGCGTGCGGTAGGCGTTCAGCGGAGAGGATGCGGCCGGCGGTTCGAGACGGCTGGTGAGCGTCGTCTCGATGCTGCGCAGGGTGTCGGCCTGTTCGTCCTGGCGGGCGTTGAGCGCTTCGAGCGCCTTCGCCCACTTCTCGTGATCGGTGTCGGTCATGGTCGGTGTTCCTTCCTGGTTGATGTTGTTTCGGTGGTCCGTGATTTTCGCGTTCTCGTAGGCCGGCCAGCTCACGAGGCTGGTCTCGAGCAGCCGGACGCGGCGGCGGTGGATGACGCCGGCCTCGTCCTTTGAGTCCTCGATGGGCACGAATCCCACAGACAGGGAGTCGAGAGCGCCCTCGTCAAGCAGGGCCACGGCGTCGCGTCCAAGCTGCGTGTCGGCGATTCGGGCGGTGATGTGCAGGCCGTCCGGCTGGTTCTCCCCATGGGTGATGCTGCCGATGAGCTGGTTGTGCTGGTAGTAGAGCTTCGCGGTGTCGAGCCCGTCGAACACGGTGTCAGGGTCGAACGTCTCGCGCTGGCCCCACACGTCGATCACGTCGCCGAACGGCACGGCGATTCCCTCCACGGTGCGCCCGTCGTCCTCACTGGCGCGGGTGAGCCGAAGCCCCCTGAATCCGATTTCATGCCTCATTGCCCGTTGCTCCTTCCTGTGGGGTTTCCCCGAGCGGCGGCAGGCCCTCGCGGGCGCGGGCCTCGTCGCGGGTCATGATTCCCGCCTCGATGGCGGTCTTGTATGTTTCCATGCGTGTCTTGGTGTCGGAGCGGCGGAACGAGTCCCAGCCGAACTCGACCACGTGGCCGCGCGGTATCACGGTTGACAGCGCCTCCCTCATGGGCTGCACGTAGGCGTCCAGGGTGAAGTCGGCGAACTGGCTCCATTCCTGTTCCACGTTGCTGTAGGTCATGCTGTTGCCGGATTCGGCGAGCATGAGCTTCGGGGGGATGCCGAACAGGCGTGACAGCAACGTGGTGTCGAACTTCTGCGTTTCCAGATACTGCATGTCAGCCGGGCTGAGCAGCAAAGGCGTGTAGGTCATGCCCCCGCCGATGACCTTGACGCCCTTCATGTTCTTCTCGAACCGTTGCTTGGTGTTGGTGGCGATTTCGTCGTTGATCATCTTGTCCGTGGAGAGGATGCCGGACGGCTGGGCGGGTTCGTCGAACCACATCGCCTTCGCGTCGCGCGCGTCCATGGCCCCGTTGATCTCCGCGCGGCCGGCCTCGACGGGCCCGATGCCGTGCAGGCGGCCGGGCATGCTGACGAACGGCAGATGAAGAATGTCCGCGTCCTGGTATTCGCGGCCCAGATACCCGTATCGTTTGAGCGGGTTGGCGAGGTCGTTGGCCGCGTCGGTGATGCTCACCAGCGAGGCGGGCAGCACCCTGAGTCCCTTGACGGTGCCGTCAAGGCCGCGGAGCTTGAGCCAGAACGCCTCGCCGCGCACGATCATGTCGCCCACGGTGAGCTTGACGAACTCGCTGCGGTACCGGTTGGGGTCGGGCCGGTCGATGACCACGGACGGCGTGACCTCCACGCCGTCCTTCAATTCGCGGATGGGAAGTCCCGCGATGCTGGTCTCAAGCACCTGCACCGCGCGGAACACGGTGGAGAAGTGCATCACGTCGCGGTCCGCGGGCTCGCGTGCCGGCGGGGTGGCCAGCGGGCCGTCCGAAGCGGTGGCGGCCCGGTAGGCGGGCGCCATGCTTTCGAGGATGCGCTTGATGGGGTTCATGCGGCCCAATATGGGCCATGACGGCCGTGGCTGTCCAGCATGGTCCGGCATCTAGCGGCATTGAGCGGCATCCTGCGGCATGTCGCTAGAAGACCTGCACGTCGTCCGCCTGCCATGCGGGCATGTGAGTGTATCCCCAGTAGGCCATGGTCATCGCCTCCATGGCGCTCACGTCGCCGGCTGTGCGGTTCCATAGCCAGGCGTCGCCGCTCTTGCGTTTCGCCGCCGTGCACACCTGTTCGTCGGCCATGGGGTCGGGCGCGTGCGCCACGCCTTTCTGCTCTAGCGCGCTTAGAAACGACTGTGGGGCGGTGACGGCGTCGCTGGCCCTCATGTCGGTGAGCCTGTAGACCGGCTCCCATGTGTCCGGGTCGAGTTCGCGGGCGAGCACGTCGGCCAGGGCGGCGGAGGGGCCGCGCCGGTCTATGCAGATGGGCGCGTTGTAGCGTTCCTGCAATTCGAGCAGGCGGGCGGGCGCGGTGCCGGTGCCGTCGAGTTCCTGCACGATCTGCACGACGGGCGGCTTGCCGTCGCGGCCGATGCAAGCGGCGAGCACGGTTCGGGTGGCCCCCATGGCCACTCCCACGCCGAAACACACCTTGAGCCCGCGCTCCGGCCGGATGACGGGTCCGAGGGTGTCGTGCCAGAGCACGGAATCGATGGCGCGCTCGGTGATGCCGTCGTCGCGGATGTTGCCGAACGCTCGCGCCCAGCCCTCGGCGTCGTCGTCGAACTGCTGGCGGAACTCGGCGAGCTGGGCGAAGTCGAACAGGTGGCCGGCCCCGGGATGGTAGCGCCATATGGTCTCCAAGTCTTCGGGGTCGGCGTCGAAGGGGATTCCGAAGTCGAAGAACGCGGTGCGGTCGGGGATGTCGCCGGCGCGCAGGCGGTCGAGGCGGTCGTTGAGGTATTCGCTTCCCCCGTTGCCTTCGGTACTGGTCCACCATATCTGGGGGCGCACGCCGGTGAGCTTGAGGCGTGTGGTCGTGGTGGGGATGAAACCGTCCTTGAGGTTCTTGGCCTGGAGCTTGCTCAGGCTCCATACCTCGTCCACGTTGATCAGGTCGCCCTGAACGCCGTGGCCGGCCGCTTCGGTCGCGCCGCCCGGCCGTATCTGCGAGCCGTTGCGGAACTCTAGGGCCATGCTACCGTTCGACATGCGCGGCGGTCTGGAGAGCCTGCGAAGCCGGCTCTTCCTCCAGCTTTTCACGAAGTCGCGGAACTGGTCGTTGGCGTCCTTGCCGGTCTGGGCGAGATACCAGGTCTGGCGGTCGGCCCCCCATAGGGCGTTGCGCACGTCGTAGCTTTTCGTGATGGTGGTCTTGCCCGCCTGCCTTTGCACGGTCAGCACGAGCTCGTCGTACCAGTACGTGCCCGTGGCCGGGTCTATCTCGCTGATCACGTCGATGACCTGGCGCTGCCACGGGATCATCGGCTTGCCGAGCAGTTCGCTGAACCTGGCTACAAGAGCGCCGTCGGTCTTCCGTTCGGGGTTCCTCGCGGTGGCGTGGCGGGGGCGCAGTTCGGGCGGCCGTTCGTGGCTCATCGTGCGGCCTCCTGCAAAAGCCCGGCCAGCTCCTCGTCGTCGTCCACGCCCTCGTACATGGCTTCGAGCTGCTGGATGTAGCCGAGCAGAGAGGTCATGTTGCGGCTTATCTCGCGGCCACGCGCGTTCTGCACGTCGATGTTCCTGGCGATGGAAAGCATCGATGAATATATGAAATCGGCCATGGGGTTGGATTCCTTGCCTTCCCGGTAGGCCGTGATGAACGTCTCCGTCGCCTTCTCCTGCGGGCCCTTCACCAGCCCCGCGTCCTCCAAACCCTCGAAACCGGCCATGAGAAAATTGCTCCAATCACAATAATCGTGTATATTCCCTATTTGAAGTAATTTCCAGCCTGATTTCAGGGGTTCCGTCCCTGTTTTCAGGCTTTTTTATTTGATTTGTGGGGAACCAAAAACGGTGAGGCGCGGGCTGTTCCGTCGGTTCGGTCCATAAAAAAACGAGACGGTCACCATCCCGGCCGCGCCGATTCCGGCGAGTCCGAGGCCGTGGCGGCCCCGGTCGCGAGGCCGAGGGCCGCGAGCCTCGAACGCCGGGCCGTGAGCCTCGCATCGATCCTGTCCTGGCTGATGCCGGCCCGGTACCATTGCGCGGCGGCGCGGCGTTCGCCCCGCACGTCCCCGCCTCTGGCTTCGAGCCTGTCCATCACCTCGGCCTTGCCCGGGTCGCACACGATGATGTCATAGTCCAGGCTTATCCATTCGTCCAACAGCCGGGGGCTGCGCGGCGTGCTCGGCATGGTCTTGACCAACCACACGTCTATCGGCTCGGTGACGCGCACCGCGTGCCGGTAGGCCCCGTACCACATACCGGTAGCCATGTCCCTCACCCACTGCCTCGGCTCGTGCCCGGTCCCGATGCCGGACGTGAGCGCCGAGCACATGCCGTCGAAGTCGAGCACCACGGCACCTGGCCCGCGATGCAGGTCAACGTAGGTGGTCTTGCCGCCGCCGGGCGGTCCTATCACCGCGTGGATGTTCGCGCCGTAATGGTTGAGCGTCCTGTCCTGGCGCAGGCTGTTGCAATGCTTGCACGCGCGCCGCAGGTTCGCCGGTATCGTGGGCCCGCCGGCACGGTCCGGCACGATATGGTCCGTGGTGTCCGACACGTGGCGGCATCCCGGCATGTCCAGCCAGCATTCGTTGCCCCACCGCTCGATCACCACGGCCGCTATCGCCGGCGGGACCCGCTGCCTATCCTTCCTCGCCGGCATGCCGCCACCTCTCCACGTCCGCACGCTCGTAGCGGATCACCCTTGACCCCGGCCAGCGCGTCCACTTCGGCCCGAGTCCGGCCGTCTGCCGCCACTTGCGCACGGTATCGGTCTTCATGTTCAACAGTTCCGCCACCTCGGCGGTGGTCATATACCTGCCCACAAGCCCCTCCTAGAACAGATTCAGCTTCGATTGCACCGACGCCGAAGACGCGGGCGTCCGGCCGGTCGCGGCCCTGCGCCGGAATATGCTTATCTGGCCTTGGGCCCACAGGTCGAACTGGCGAGCGTCCAACGTCCACGCGCCGCCCACGAGCCTGACGCCCATGGCCGGCCAGTCGCCGCCCAGCGCGGCCAGCTCGGTCCCCTTGCGCAATTGCAGTATGTCCAGCACGCGCGCCGAATCGGGAAGCCCGGTCCTCTGCTGCTCGGCCAGTGAGACCACCGCGTTCCTGAACTGTTCAAGCAGTTCGGCCGCGTCATAAGGGCTGGCCCACACGCTCAAAGCCTCCGCCAACGAAGGCCGATGCCTCACCATCAGTCCACCACCCACGCCCACTGGCCGGTCCACTTCGCCAACGCCTGCATGGCCTCGCGCGCGTCCCAGCATCTCATGCCGTAACGGCGCACCTTGGAGGCCGGACATTCCGCCAACATCATCATCCTGTACGCCTGGTTATCATCGATGCGCCCGTTACGCCTGGTCAATCCCGCCCAGCGCGCGATCTGCTCGATGGTCACCAGAAAGCTCTCGGTGGTCTTCCTCGCCCGGACGAACTCGTTCAGCTTCGGAAGCAACCGGATACCCGCGTCCTTCAACGTGATGTTCTCGAACGTTGCTCTACTCATAATCCGTAATCCCCTTACGTTGGTTTCTCATGTCCCTTTTGGGAGTGAGGCTGGAGAGGTCAAGACCCGAAGATTCTCGGCCGAGACGCGCAACGCGAAATCTCGGCCGAGAATCCTCAAATGGGTCTCGCTTTCGGTCGGTCGGCCGTCGATTGCAAGAGCAGGCCGAAGCCTGCCGGGAATGGTCCCCAAATCCAGCCCCACACAATCGCGTGGTAGTGCTGCCCGATTCCGCCTTTACCAGCGGCTGGATAGGGTCGGTGGCAACCTCTTAGTCTCGCAAGTACCGCAGTTGCAATGCGGCCGGCCTCCCCGCCACCACAGCGGGGCATAGGTAGGGCTAGGCGTAGCCATACGCGCCATCACAGCCATTCCATTCTCAGTGACCCGATAGCGTCGGGCACGCATACGAACGCCTAGAGGCGTCTAAAGATACCTAGAACTACTCGGGCCCGTCCGGCATCACGGCCAGCGCCTCGATCAACGCGCGCACCTCGTCGGCCGTGAACACGTACACCTTGCTGTGGAAGTCGCGACGCCGCGCGTGCGGCGTGATGCACAGCATCAGGCAACCATTGGCCGTCACCGCGCTCTTGAACACATATCCCAGTTCACCGTTCGGCATCATTCCTCCTTCAGCCAATCGCCAAGATTCACGGCCGCGAGACACACTCCGAAGCCAACCAACAGCAACGGCGCCGCCGCGACCAGCACCAACGCCTGGCAGCACTTCCTAAACACCCTCACGATCGCCTCGATTCAGACGGGTGGACACGCGCTCCGGCACGTCGGCCAGCACCATGCCCGCACACAGGCAGGCGACGCCGACCAATGCCCACAGGCCCATGACGGCCAGAATCAAACCCACGAACACCGCGCAGAACGTGAGAACGCCCTTATAAAGCCCGTGCATGCTTCGCCTCCCTAATCACTTGCGCGATCTCGCGGTTGATGGTCACCATGTCGCCCATACTCAGCCCGTTCATGACAAGCGTCTTGCCCTCGAAATCGATGTAGATACCGAACTGGTACGGGTCGTCGGTATCGCGCAAATCCTCCAAGACCGCCCAGAAACGGTTATGACTTGATTCCGGGTCAAACACCGACATTGTCCACCTCCTGTAGAGCCTCATCGATCTTGTCGCGCCACTGCCGCAAATCAGCGGCGGGGATGATTACGTCCAAGTGGGCATGCGGCCCGTAGAAACCCAGCAGACGAACACGGAAATACTCTGCAGATTCGCGGGTAACCCGAATGCGACTATCCACGGCAACCTCCATCGGTCGAACGGTTGGAAAAAGGTTCCTTCCCCCGGATGCGTAAGCTGGGAATCGCACAAAAAACCAACCGTCGCAGATGACGGAGGAAGGAAGAATCATGATTGAAGAAGCGTTGAATATCGCAAATGGTCTGGCATCCATAGCGGCGCTGATATCCTTCAGCGTGGCCGTCTGCACATGGAAGCGGAACCGCGACCGTCTCATGGACGGGATGCTCAATGTCGGAAGAATAGCGGAGAGATCGCCACGCACCGCAATACGATTTCAGAACGTCGGAGGAACCGGTGTGCTCATCCAATCGATATGGTTTAGATGTGAGTCTTACTCCGCCGGGAATGTCAACGATCCAAACATGCCTCGAAACGTCCTTATGCCCGGAGAATTCTTCAACGAATACGTGACCGGCGACGCCGAGGACGTGGTGGTCATCTACGCGACGCATAACGACGTCACTGTGCGTCATATCGACAGATTCCAGCTGGACGGCACCAGCGCGTTGCCCAGCCGAATACGGCAATATACCAAGCCCACCCGCAAAATGCGAAAAGCGATGAAGTACCGCTGTGGCGAATTGTTCCAAAACACCATGGACTGCGCCCCACAGCGCAGAACAATTCCCGCGACGATGCAGCCCAAGGACGGGGACCCGCTCGATTATGCAATCAACTGGCTCGACACCAACGGATACCACGCAATACGCGGGGGAATAGGCTGACCACCTCATGACACACCCCCGGAGACAAGGGCCTCCACTGGGAGAGATGCAATCAACAACCCCGTCAAGCCCACAAGCACGCCATAAACGACATACAGCCAATCGTCCTCAAGAAAACAGATGACAGAGATGTATCCGCCAACACCAAGGAGAAACACGCCTGCACAAAAAACAAACAGCAACACGGCACCCGCAAAAATCGTCATTCCGCCACCTCCAAGGGCTTCGCGTAATCGCTGCGTCCGGTCAGGTAGTCAAGGCTCACGTCGAACGCGTCCGCGAGTTTGGAGAGGTCTTTAAGGGTGAAGTTGGTACGGCCGTGAAACTTGTCGCTCACGGCCTGTTCGGACACGCCCAGCACATCGGCTATGTCGCGCTGCTTCAGGTGGTTAGCCCTCATTAGCTTGCGTAGATTGGTAATCATTGAATGACTTTCAGCACTAGAGATTTGGGGAAGTACTGAAGCAAAGATTAACCTTATAACATAGAAGACACGCCGTGTACTACGTGAAATCCCGGATTCAATTTGTAAGCGCAACGCTTGTGTTCGGGCTGGCTGCCTTCGATTGTAGCCTGGCGATCTCCTCGTCC